GCTGGTCTCTACGCGGACATCTCGGCCGACAACAAGGGGGCTACTGCCGGGATTATTTCCGATAATATCAATCTCGGAGTGGCTGGCACACCGCTGGTGGTTAATGCCACCAATGTGGTCGATACGATTGTCGACATGGGCACGGTGCTCGACGAGCAGAACATCCCGGAGACCGGGCGTTGGATGGTCATCCCACCGTGGTTTGGCGGGCTCGTTAAAAAATCCGACCTTGCCAACGCCTCCATATCGGGCGATGGCGTCTCCCTCGCGCGTAACGGCCGCCTCGGCATGATCGACCGGTTTACGCTTTATAGTTCCAACCTCTTGCCCAAGACCACCGATACCACGCACAAAGTGACCTATATCATCGGCGGTCACAGTGTCGGGCTGACCTTTGCCAGCCAGCTTTCGAACGTGGAAACGATGCGTTCGGAGATCACCTTCGGCACGATCCTGCGCGGTCTGCACGTTTACGGCAGTAAGGTGCTCAACGGCGCTGCGTTGGTCAGCGCCTACGCTACGCCGATTTAAGGTTACTCCTGGGAGTAACGCATGCCGACTTATGCCACGCGGACGTTCGGCGCGCTGCTATATGAGGCTCGGGGTCTTCTCAATGACCTCGTGCCCATATCAGGGAGCCCTCGCTTTACCGATGCCGACTTAATCGAAATCGTCAACGAGGCGATTATCGAGATCAAGGTCAAGCGGCCGGACGCGTGGATGACCTATGGGTTGCGCAAGCCTTTGCCGAAGTTTTCGATGCCGGCGGATTACGCCACAATCCTGCCGTTTGAGGACCAGTTCTATTCGCCTTTGATGTTCTACGTCGTTGGGCGGGCCGAGTTGGTCGAGGATACTTTTGCCGACAATGGCAGGGCGGTTACGTTGCTGAGCAAGTTCAACACGTTATTGTTGAAGAACAATGGCTAGCACGATCTCCCTAGGCGATACCCCACCTCTATCTCCGGCAATCGGCGACGGTTGGTGGGACTCGGTCTCCGGCCAGCTCTTCCTGTGGTTTAATGACGGCTCGTCTTCCCAGTGGGTGCCGGCGGTCAACCAACCGGGAGCGCCCGGTCCCGGTGTTGGCCCGCAGGGTCCAGAAGGTCCCGACGGTCCGCAGGGGCCGTCGGGTCCGACCGGGCCGCAAGGCCCGCAGGGGCCTAGGGGTCGCAACTCCGGCGATCCTATCCTCCCCGTTGTTCCGTTGCCGGATTGCGATACTGGGGTTTGCATCAATAACCTGGAGGGGGTTTACGACCAAATCCAGTTGCAGATGCCGGGAGTCACGTTCGACAACGTGAGAATGCAGGTGTGGAACTCGGTCGGCGAATTCTTTATGCGTAGTACATATCGCCGCGAGCATGTGTATTGGCGGATGGACCCCGGTGTAAACACGCTTTCGTTCGACCCTTGGGATTCTCACTGGCGGGTATTTCGATTTCTTGAATTTCGTGGGTTGTCCCGCCCTAAATTTGAGCCGCCGGGCCGTATTCGCGATCTTTCATGGCCGATCCCGGATACCACGCGCAACGGCGAAGTTCTAATTGCGTTGCGCCCTTCCTGCCATGACGCTCCTTTGGACGATAATTTTTGGTTTATGTGGACTGATACGATTGTCGCCGGCGCCATGTCGCGGCTCTTTTTGCAACCCGGTAAGCCTTACAGCGACGCCGGGATGGGCCGCGTCCAGGCGGGGCTGTTCGGGTCCGGTGTGGCGCAGGCTCGCGCCCATGTGCAGTCGATGTTTATCACCGAAGGCACGCCCTGGCTGTATCCGTATTTTGCCCGCGGCCGCTCGAAGAACGGCGGATGGGGAGGCCCGGCCTGATGCACGAATATAACTTTATGATCACCGCTGACGACGACAAAGGTCTACCCTTTGGTCCGGTCAACAAAGACAATATGGATATCAGCCGGCTGATTATCGACTTCACTTGCTGGCTCGACCCGTCGGAAAGTATTACTCTTCTCGAACATCTGCTGATTACCTCTGAGCTGCCGGCGACGATACCGCCGTGGCGCTCTAACTATCCACTCGATGGAACAACGACGATACCGGTCCTAGTGGACACTTACCCGTTGACGTTCTATCGCAACAACCTGATTCAAGAGGGAAAGGCGGTCGTTCTCGATATGGCGTCGGGGACACCGGGGATGACCTACGCCGTCAGCTTTGTGGCGCAGGCCGGGGTCAGCCTGCGTAAGCGCGAAGTCGACATCCTGGTGGTGATCGACCAGCCACTGAACCCGCTGATGGTAGACCTCGCGCCTAGTATCCCGCTTTATGACTACCCGCTGTTTATTACGATGACAACGGCTCTGCCGTTGGGGTTTGGCGGTTCGATTGCCGTTGGCCGGGTTTACATAAACAACCAGACCGCTGCGCCGATGACGGTGGTACTGCCGCCTAGTCCCATCCTGGGCGACCGTGTCGATGTGCTCGATTACGGCGAGACCGCCAGCCTGTACCCCGTGACCTTTATCGGCGCGACCGGCTCGGAGGCGTTCAGTATTCCCGGGGTCGAATTTATCTCCAACGTGTCGGGAGACGATCTGACGTTTGAGTGGACCGGCGCCTACTGGGCTATCGGCACCAAACTATATCCGATATTGGGGTAGCGTAATGACTGGACTGACTTACCCCTACACCAAATACGACAGGATGTTGGGGGATAACCTCGCCAAGGATCTTGAGTTCAACCCCGGTACGGTCCCTCCATCAGGCACGGCAGGCGGCGCCGGCCGGTATAAATACTGGGTCGATACTACCTCTTCGTCGTTGCGCCAATGTATAGCAACGCGGGCAACCGCCGGGGTGTACGTCCCTGCCGAGTGGATCACGCTGGGTGTTATCGACATTGCCGGGGCTAAGTTTCACTTTAATACCGACCAAGTGGATTTCACTGGCGGGTCCGGCGCGCTGACGGTGACCAATTTGACGGTGACCGGCGCGACGACGTTGAACACCCTGACGGTGACCGGTGCAACGACGCTGAATACGCTGACGGTGACTGGTGCTAGTACGCTACACGATACCAGTATCAACGGCGGGCTGAGCGTAACCGGCAACACCAATATCGGCGGCGCACTCGCGGTAGTTGGCAATATCAGCGGCGCGGCGATCACCGGCGCGTCGTTGACGACAACCGGCAATGTCAGCATCGGCGGCACTCTTGGTGTGGCCGGCGCGACTGTGGTGCAAAATCTTAGCGTGGACGGCGGGCTTACAGTCGCCGGGAATACCGGGCTGCAGAGCGTCAGCGTGGCTGGCAACTTGACAGTTACCGGTACGGCAACGCTTAACAATGTTCCGTATCTGCACGTTACTGGTAATGTTGACGTCGATGGGGCGATCACCGGCGCGTCCCTCGCAACGACCGGTGCTATATCCGGCGCTTCGGTAGGCACAACGGGATCGATCACTGCTGGGACAACCCTTCAAGCTATCGGGCAGATCAGCGGCGACTCGCTGGTTATCTCTACGACGATAGCGGCTGGCGGCGCGATCAATGGCGCCTCTCTTAATGTGACCGGCGCAATCGGTGCGACGTCACTTACGACGACCGGCGCTATCGGCGCTGCTTCGGCGACGATAACCGGCGCGCTCAGTGCCGGCAGCCTCAGCGTTTCCGGCACGCTCACATCCAACATATTCGATGCTGTTCAGTACAACATACGTGGGTCGAACTTTGCGACACGCGACGCCGGCGTCACGATCACGACGATACTCGACACTAGCGGTACGGCGAATATCGTGATGTACGGCTCAGGTGAAAACTATTACCGGGCCAATGAACATAATTTCTTTAACCATACCAGCTCCTTGACTTATGCCGTCTTCACTCCGTTAGGCACAGCAAACATAACCGGCTCGTGGAATACCATCTGCGACGACGCGGTAAAGGAGAATGTTACTCCTTACACTGTTGGCCTCGATGCAATACTTCAACTCAACCCGGTATCGTTCAATTATATGATACCGCTAGAAGACGGCACGCATTGGTCGCCGTTTGGCGCGTTGCCCGAGGGGCAGACGACGCCGCCGATGCGCTGGGGCCTGATGGCCTCTAACGTCGAGACGGCGATCCCCGAGATGGTCACCGAAATCGCGTTTAGCGATATCGGTCAGGGGCTGCCCAGTACGCCCTTAAAGACCATTGCGCCGACCCATCTCGTGTTTGTCTTGACCAATGCGGTTAAGGAACTGGACGCTAAGATCGGTTCCGGTGGCGCTGGTATTCAGGAACTCGACACTCGGGTTGATCATTTGGAGTTCGGGGTAACCGATGGCTCCGAGGCGGCGCTCGGCCGGGTCGGCGAGTATATTGCGATACCCAATTCTACCGGTACG